ATGTTAAAGAAAGAAAAGTAAAAGGGTTTTCAATCGAGGGTTATTTCGCAGATAAATACGAAATGAGTTTGGAGGAAATGGAAGCTACGGAGGTCGTGAACGAACTTAAAAAATTATTAGGGTTATGAGTAAGGAAGAAGGCAGAAATAGTCCGAGAGGTGGTAAGCGCGGTTGCCTATGCAAAGACGGAACGTATAACAAGAAATGTTGCGACGGTACTTTACAGGCGCAGGGAATCGGAAATACTTACGGACAAACGCAAGGGAGTACGACTATGAACACGAACACAACTCGCGTAGTAACCAACCCATAATTGAAAATGCAACACTATTGCAGTAAAGAAGTTATTTAAGTATAAAAATTTATTTATGAAAAACATTTTAGACAAAATTAACAGGTCGCACGAAATCGAAGCGAACAAAGTTGAGTTAGGAGCGTTGCAAGAAATTGAAAAAGAATTAATAGTTGCAAGTTCAGGAGCTATTAAATCTATAGAAATGGCAAAAGCAGCAATTAAACCAGCTCAAACATCTTTACAATTAAACAAACAATTACTTGCTAAACTTCAAGGCTTTACAAAACAAATAAAGGATTTAGGAATTACCTCACCTCAAAAAGAAGTTGAAATAGGTATTACTCAAGTTAAAGAAAATATACAAGCAATTGATAACCTTATCAAAAACTTATTATCAATCTAAATAAACAAAAAATGAAAAATAGCACACTACTCGAAAAAATAAAATCTTTGCTCTCAAGCGAAGTAAAGTTAGCCGAAATGATGATGGCAGACGGGGTTACAAAAATTTCCGCAGACGCTTTTGAAACTGGAAAAGAAGTTTTTGTAGTAACGGAAGACGAGCAAATGATTCCCGTTCCCGTTGGAGAATACGAACTAGAAGACGGAATGATTTTAGTAATTGTCGAGGAAGGAATAATCTCCGAAATTAAAGAAATGCCAACTACCGAAGAAGCCGCTCCCGAAGAGGAAAAAGCTCCCGAAGTTGAAGTTGAAGCAGAAACTGAAAAGGTAGCTCCTAAGAAAACAATTGAAAGTATCGTTAAAGAATCTTTCTTTACTGAAATCGAAAAACTTAAAAAAGAAAACGCAGAGTTAAAAGAAATGTTAGCGAAAGTTACCAAAGTTGACGAAGTTGCAAATGAATCAACCGAACTTACGGAAACACCGACACCAATTTCCTTTAACCCAGAGCGCGAAAGCAAAGAATCCTTTAAAATTGGCAACAACAAACCAAAGTCAATTATGGATTCGATTTTAAATAAAATGTATAACTAATTAAATAAAAAAAAAATGCCAACAACAACAAACATTACAACGACCTACGCAGGTCAATGGGCGGGAAAATATGTAGCGGCTGCGTTACTTTCCGCGCCGACAATCGAAAATGGAGGGGTAACGGTTATGCCCAACATTAAATTCAAATCGGTTATTCAAAGAATCGACACCAACGCAATCCTTAAAGACGCGACGTGCGATTTTACCCCTACTTCTACGGTAGATTTGACCGAAAGAGTATTGGAGGTTAAAGACCTACAAGTTAACCTTGTTTTTTGTAAGTCTCAATTTCATTCAACTTGGCAATCGGTTGAAATGGGTTATTCGTCTTTTGACACTTTACCGAAATCGTTTTCCGATTACTTAATTGCATACGCTGCGGAGAAAGTGGCGGCGGCTAACGAAGTTTCAATTTGGCAGGGTAATTCTGCAACTTCAGGTCAGTTTGACGGATTGTTTACAACGGCACAAAATGACGTTAATTTGCCAACGGCTCAAAACATCGTGGGTGGTACAATCAATGCGGGTAACGTTATCGCGGCTATGCAGTCAGTTTACGACGTTATTCCAAACGCACTTTTTGGAAATCCTAATCTTAAAATTTACGTTGCTCAAAACGTATTAAAAGCGTATGTAAGCGCGTTAGGTGGTTTCTCCGTATTGGCTACGTCTAACAACGGCGTAAACGCACAGGGTCCAACTTGGTATAACAACGGAGCGTTGACTTTCAACGGAGTTCAATTGTTTATGGCAAATGGACTTCCTGCAAATTCAATGATGGCGGCTACTTCCGATAACCTTTACTTTGGTTGTTCTTTGTTGAGCGACACGCAAGAAGTAAGAGTAATTGACACTTCAGCTACATTAGGAGATGACAACGTAAGAATTGTTATGCGAATGGCTGCGGGTGCAATCTACGGAATCATCGAAGACATCGTAGTTTACGGATAAAATTTTACGGGGGTTGAAATATACCCCCTTTTATTAACACTTAAAAAAATAAATTATGAGTTGCGATATAGCACACGGAAGGTTAGAAGCTTGTAAAGATTCGGTTTCGGGTTTACAGGCTATCTACTTTATTAACTACGGACTTTTTGACCCAATTGCGGACGTTACTTACGATACGACTACTGGATTCGAAGACCAAATTACAGCAATTACATTGCCTACGGTACCTACATCAAGTATCTTTAAATACGAATTGAAAGGAGCGAATGTTTTTGACACTACCATTACTTCAAGTCGTGAAAACGGAACTACTTTCTTTGAGCAAGTTTTGACGGTACAATTGAAGAAACAAGACCCAGTAACAACCAAAACGGTTAAACTTTTGGCTTACGGTCGTCCGCAAATCATTGTAAAAACGAACGGAAATCAATTCTTTATTGCAGGGTTGGAGAGAGGAATGGACGTTACTGCGGGTAAAATTGCCAACGGAACAAACTTAGGAGATATGAACGGATACGAATTGACTTTTACAGGTCAAGAAAAAGTACCCGCAAATTTCTTAGATTGTATCGACGAAGCAAGTTTATTAACTTTGTTGAATAACCCAACGTTGGTTACTACTTAATCTTTTTCATAGTTAAGTTAAAGGGGGATAGGCTTAATGCTTACCCCCTTTTTTTATGCACAAAAAAACGGAATATCGGTTATATTAATATGATAGTAGTTCAAGAGTTACCGACAGCGCAAACGATTAAATTTATTCCTCGGGATAGTAATTATGTTGACGCATTTTTAACGGACGAAAACACGAATGTAACTAATCAACTCGCAGTAATAAGTTTTGCGACTGGAGATTACTTCCATACCTTAAACGCAATTTTTCCAACGTTTGAAAATCGTTTTTATTGGTTGGAGTTAAAAGACGCTAACGGGATTTTATCACTTAAAGAAAGGTTATTTTGTACTAACCAAGTTATCGCAGATTTCAGCGTAAACAACGGCGGGTATATTTCAAACCAAACCACTAACGATTTTGTAATGTATGAATAATTTACATATTTTAAATTTAGCCGAATACAAACAACCTACGATACAGGAATCTAAACGCGACGCGTGGGTGGAATTCGGAGACAACAACGATTACTTTGATTATTTAATCGAGCGTTATTTGAAATCAACTACGAACAACGCTATAATTAACAACGTAAGCAGATTGATATACGGAAAGGGTTTGAGTGCCTTAGACGCTTCGAAAAAGCCAAATGACTACGCGCAAATGGTTACTTTGTTTTCTCCCGATTGCGTACGAAAAATGGCATTCGATAGAAAGTTATTTGGGCAGTTTGCCATTCAGGTACACTATAACGAAAAACACGACAAAATTTTAAAAGCATATCATATACCCGTTAACCTTATTCGCGCTGAAAAATGCAACGAAAAAGGCGAAATAGAAGGGTACTTTTATTCGGACAACTGGCAAGACGTTCGTAAATTTCCTCCCGTTCGATTTAGCGCATACGGATTTTCGCAAGACAAAATCGAAATAATGTTTGTCCGTCCTTACGGGGTTGGGATGAAGTATTACTCATACCCAGACTATCAAGGCTCGATTCCTTACGCAGTTTTGGAGGAAGAAATAAGCGACTATTTAATTAACGAAGTTCAAAATGGGTTTTCGGGGACTAAGGTGGTTAACTTTAATAACGGTTTACCATCGGAGGAACAGCAAGACTTAATTAGCCAAAAAGTTTTAAGCAAATTGACTGGAAGCAAAGGACAAAAAGTTATCGTAGCTTTTAATAACAATGCAGAAAGCAAAACAACCGTAGACGACATTCCGTTAAACGACGCACCCGAACACTATACCTATTTAAGTGAGGAATCAATGCGTAAAATTATGTTAGGACATAACGTAACCTCGCCTTTATTATTTGGGGTGGCTGCGACAAATGGGTTTTCGAGTAATGCTGACGAATTAGAAAACTCGTTTATTCTTTTCAACAATATGATTATTAGACCTTTTCAGGACGAACTTTTAGAAGCGTTTGACAAAGTTTTAGCATTCAATAAAATTGCATTAAAATTATTTTTTAGGACGTTAAAACCTTTGGAGTTCGTCGACTTAGAAAACGCGACATCGCAAGACCAAATTAACGAGGAAACGGGAGCCGACACAACGGAACTTTCTAAGGACAAGGGGTACGAAATTGCAAAGGCATTAATTGATTTAGGCGAAGACGTAGACAAAGACTGGCTATTGATAGACGAGTTTGAAGTAGATTACGAAAGCGACGAATTAGAAAACGAAATGTTAAATTTTCAGCCTAAAAAATCTTTGTTTAAAAAAGCAGTTGAGTTGGTAAATTCTGGAGTTGCGTTCCCAAATTCCAAAAGTGAGCAAGACGCAATTATTGACGGAATTAAATTTATTACTAGGTACGTTTACGAAGGTCAAGACGGAGGAAAAAGCGGAGAAACAAGACCGTTTTGTAAATTAATGAGACAAGCAAATAAGATTTATCGTAAGGAGGACATTTTGCGAATGAGCAACCAAGTTGTTAACAAAGGTTTAGGACCAAAAGGCGCGGACACTTACAATATTTGGTTATACAAAGGCGGAGCAAATTGTTACCATAGGTGGAATAAGCAGGTTTATGTAAGTTTCAAGGGTTACGGAATAGATGTTAGAAGTCCTTTAGCAAAAAGAATAGCAGGAATAAAAGCAGAAAAATACGGTTATGTAGTTAAAAACGACAAGTTAGTTTCTACCCGCCCTTTTGATATGCCTAATCACGGATTTTTACCTAAATAAAATGGCACAGGCACTACTAATAACACGAGACGATTTGGTGCGGTTTACCGCAGTCAATGGCAATATGGATACGGATACCTTTATTCAATGGATAAAAGTAGCTCAGGACATTCATATACAGCAATACACGGGTACTGAATTACTAAATAAGATATGCGCTGACATCGTGGCAAACACTTTGACGAATCCTTATTTGGATTTAGTAGAAGTTTACTTAAAACCTATGCTCATTCATTGGGCTATGGTTGAATTTTTACCCTTTCAAGCGTACACGATAGCGAACAAAGGTATTTTTAAACATTCGAGCGAAAATGCGGCTAACGTTGAGAAAGTCGAAGTCGATTTTTTAATTGAAAAACAACGTCAATTAGCGCAATATTACACGGAGCGATTTATTAATTATATGAGTTTCGCTGGGAATACTTTTCCCGAATATTTTTCAAACAATAATTCGGATATATTTCCGAATTCGGATTCCGTTTACACAGGTTGGGTTATATGAAAAAAACGTACAAACCAAAACAAAGCAACGTTGTTAAATTGCAGAAATTGATTAAAAAACTAGAAATAAAAAAGTAAATGAGCGTAAACGAAAAAACATTTAAGAATATTAATGACTTTTTAACAGCACTTTATGAACAATAATTTAAAAGGACTTGCGTTGCTATTTTTTCTCTTTGT